GGATATAAAAAGCTGGCCTCCAAGGTGCAGACCAATAAGGACACCGAGAAGGCCATAGCCGACGGGATGCAATACTTACTTATGTTTAAACTGCGGGAAGAGGGCGAAAAGTATCTTTCCGAGGGCCGGTGCTCAATCGATCAGAAGCACGAATTTGAAAAGGTATATAACGCTTATCACGCATTGCGTGGAAATGACACGATAACAGCTTTGAAGGACAAAGTTCTGCAGCTACCAATTTGATTAATGAATAATAATCAATAATAATGTTAATTGGCGAAGGGAGGATTAATTTAATGAATTGGGATTGGAAAGAATGGACTTTGGCAGCACTGATCCGGGCGGTTAAGACTTTTGCTCAGACCTTCGCGGCGATGATCACTGTTGGCGCGGCATTCAGCGAAATTGATTGGCTCCGGGCGCTTTCCGTCTCCGGCGTTGCCTTCGTCCTGAGTATCCTGACAAGCCTGGGCGGTCTGCCGGAGGTCGAGAAGAAGCAACCACCCGATCAGGAAAACAACGATTAAGCTGCTATTTTTAGAATGAAGTAATCACCAGCGTGATAGAGGGTTCGTTTAGAGTTTCCGCAAGTCCACTTGACCGTACTAAGCGAACACTCGTCTGGTACGGATGGAAGATCGGCATATTTTTGTCGATCTTCTTTTTTTATGCGGAAATACACAAGGATTTTGTTTTCATAGACCTCCGCCCGCGTAACAAACGCATCCAGCAGACCGGAACGGGTGAATTCCGGATCTGTGTATCCTTCTCTGAAAAGCTCCAGGAAGCTGATGATATCATCCTCTGTCGGCTGATCGTCCAGCAGTTTCTCCCCTTCCTTCACCTTTTCGGTTAAATCTGCCTCTTCCCTTTCAAGCCGCAGCAGTTCGTCTTTGGTGGTATTTGTGAATATGCCGGCTTTAATGGCGTTTAGGATGTTGGCTTTCTGGGTCTGAACCTCTGCGAGCGAAAGACGAACGATCTCCAAATCAGAATCAGCGCGGAGCTTGTCCTGGTCGAGGATCGTCTGGTGGGCCATCCATTTGATAGAGTCATCCGACAGCACATCGTCCCAAATGGCCCGGCAGATCGTATCCTCCAGCTGATCCCGTGGACGGCTGCGCTGATCGCATTTGTGCGCACGGTGGCCGTGGCAAGTGTAATAGAAACATAGTTTCCCGCTTTTAGAGGTGCCGCTGGTTCCGGTCATTGTATCGCCACAGAGACCGCAGAACAGCTTTCCGGTCAGGGAATAATATCCGTTTGGCGTCCGGCGCGGACCGGTCTTTGTATGGTTGATTGTCTGAACCTTGTAGAACAGGGGTTTGTCCACGATCTGAGGGATTGCGTCTTCCTGGATGTGGTACTTTGATATAAAGGTGCCAATATACCGCTGATTGCTGAGAAGTGTATTAAATGATGACCGATTCCACGCGGAGCCGTGCCTGGTTTTGATCCCTCTGGCGTTAAGATCCCGGCAGATGTCGGCATAGGTTTCGCCGGATCCAACACGGCGGAAAATCTCCCGGACGATTTCAGCTTCTTCCGGCATGATTTCATAGTGACCGTCAGCTGACCGCCGGAAGCCGAATGGAACGGATCCAGAGGCGAGGCACTTTTTCGCGTTATCCTCATTCCCTCGCCTGATCTTCTGGGCCAGCTCCGCCGAATAGTATTGAGCGAGGCCCTCGAAAACGGATTCGATCAGGATCCCGGATGGATTGTCGCTGATCGGTTCTGTGGCAGAGACGACACGGACGCCATTCTGCCGGAGTTCGTGCTTGTATCTGGCGCTGTCGTACTTGTCGCGGCTGAACCGATCAAGGGCATACACGATAACGGCACAAAAACGGCCCTCTCGCGCGTCCTTAATCATCTGGAGGAATTGTGGGCGGCGGTCCGTCCGGCCCGTCAGGGCGCGATCTGCATAGGTCTGGAGTACGTTGTAGCCTTCCCGTTCAGCAAACGCCATGCAGACGTTGATTTGCTGTTCAATGGAGGCTTCACGCTGGGCGGAGGAACTGAAGCGGGCATAGATGACGGCGTTCATTAAACAACCCCTCCTTTATTTGAGATCAAGCAATTTTGCAATAGCCGCTTTAGTTGAATCGTTAGCGACCCTATAAGCTCTTAACAATGCATCCTCTTCTGAAGTTATAACATCATACTGCTGGAAGAATAAAAACGGATCAATATTCAACAATTCACAAATCTTAGATATCATTGGCCGCTTAAAATTATAAACTTGGTTTGATTCCCATCTTGAGACCGTGGCCTTGGTTGTGTTCAAGGCTTTCGCAAGGTCTTCCTGAGTCATGTTTAGTCCAGTTCTCTTCTCTTTAATAACTTCGCCAAGAGTCATATTAATGGCCTCCTCTCAACGCTTTTGATAATATGTTATCATAAGTTACTGAATTTTGCAAAAAAAATGCTTATTTACGCTTGACATTTTTCAGAGTATAGAGTATTCTTGCTCCTGTAGTTACGATATTTCGTAACATCTGAATGAGGAAGGAGGTGAATTTAAATGAACGCAAACGAGCTTAGAGGGAAGATTGTGGCCAATGGAATGAATGTCGGATCTTTCTGTGAACGCTTTGAATTCAATAGATCTACGTTCGATAGGAAACTCAACGGTACCGCTGAATTTAATCGGAATGAGATCGAGCGAATTATTCATGCATTGTCGCTTTCGCCCGAAGATATCCGTAACATTTTTTTTGCGGATGATGTTACAGAATAATGTAACATTCTGGTTTCAAAAAGGGAGTTGATGCTGTGGACTTGCAAATTACCTTCGAGCGCAACTTATACCGGGCCGTTATCAATTTCAAGAAAGAGCATCAGAAAGAGCTTGACGAAAGAACCCGGCAAAGAAAAGAGCGAGAAAGGAGGAAAGAAAATGAAGGTTGATCTGATTGGCCAGCGATTCGGAAAGGTTGTCGTCGCCGAAAAGCTGGGGACCAGCAAACACAGAACGATCCTGTGGAATTGCGTTTGCGATTGCGGAAACACAATAATCGCTCAAACGTCCGATCTTCGGAAAGGCAAGATTCGGAGCTGTGGATGCAGCCACTTCAAGGATCGCCAGACTCTTGGAGGAAAGCCGACCAGGCTCTACCGGATCTGGAAGAACATGAAAAAGCGCTGTTACAACGCCAACAATCATGACTTCCTGTATTACGGAGCGCGAGGAATCACGGTCTGTAATGAGTGGCATGAGTTTGCGCCGTTTCAATCCTGGGCGCTGGCTAATGGGTACGCCGATGATCTGACCATCGACAGGATCGACAATGAAGGGAACTACGAGCCAAGCAACTGCCGATGGGCAACGAGAAAACAGCAGGCTCAAAACAGAAGACCAAACGGAACCGTCATCTGTAAAGGGATTGCAGTGTGACAGAAAGAGAGGAGTGAACGCAATGGCAAATTGGAAATATTTTGATCTGGATGCCACCAAGGCAAACATCCGAGAGACTGCACTTAACACTGTCCACAGCATTGTCAATGACAGCGACAAGACCGCGGAAATGAAAATCGCAGGCATTAGCGCCGTACTTGACATGGTAGCTGATATCGATGAGCAGATCGCGATTGAGAAAAACAAGGATGCCGACAAATGAGAGAAAAAGAAAAGCCCGGAGCAGCTGCAACTACTCCAGGGCGAGAAAGGAATGATACCGTGAAACAGTATAGCATAAAAGACCGACTTTTAACAGCCCTGGCCGTTGTCCTGGTGCTGGGTGATATCGCCCTGGGGGCGCTGATCTGGCAGCGGGAACGCGAAGAACAGCAGGAAGCCCTCCGGAACTCCATTCCGTTTACCAATCAATGCATCGAGTGGACCGGGGCCGGATACCAGCAGATCGGAGGCGGAGCGAATGATTGATAAATGCCTTCCGCTTCCGAATGTGGCCGGACGCTGGACTTCCGGCGGGAAGTACCCTGACACGGTCTGGGTGGAGATGAGCGACGGGAAGAAGATCGCCTATGATATCCGGATCGAACAGCCAGCGCTCCAGGAACGGCATGAGGATCATGTGGGATATAGGAGGCGGACACCATGATTTTGAATGAACGACCGACCTGTGACGGCTGCGAGCATTGCCGTCTGAGGATGCAGAGAGATGCCGGTGGG